CATCTTTCAAAGCCGAAACAATCGAAGCTACGCATTTACGTTCGCCTGGTTACTGGCGCGAATACATCGGTTCGCTAAAAGACGGCGGCGAATTGACGTTCGATATCAATATGATCCTAGCTAACCCGACGCATAACGCCGCTACAGGGTTGCTAGCTGGCTTCAACAGCAACGGCGCGGCTACGCGCGATACTTGGGATATCGTCTTTCCCGACGCGGCTAGTACCGTTTGGACGTTCGGCGGCTTTATTACCGGCTACGAAGTTAGCGACGTAGCCATAGATGGTAAACTATCGGCGTCGATCACGGTACAGATCAGCGGCAAGCCGACGCTAGCATAGCACACACAAAAGCCGCCAGGCGTATTACCTGGCGGCTGATGTGCTACGCGGCTGGCGGCTGGGTTAGCGCGGCATAGGCAATTGGTACAGCGCGCGCCCGTCAACATCGAAGCTACAAAGCGTACCAATTGCGCGCGGGTTGCTTGCCATAACAGCAACCGCGCGATCAATAGACCAGCCGCAATATAGCCGCTTGCCTTTAGCGGTTTCAACGTTGAATAGCGGCGCGCGGCTGTTCAATCGCTCCGAAGCCGCAAACGCCGTACTAGCGGCGGCTACGAAGTCAGTAAAGCTAACAACGTCGGCGGCTGGTGTGTTGATAATGGTTGTCATAGCTGGTTGCTCCTATGCGCTAACGCGCTAATGTGTGCCGCTCATTTGCGGGCAACGTCAATATAGCATAGTAACGTAATCTTGTCAAGCGCTCAAATTTCGATGGTAGTAACGCACGATAGTAAAGGGGATCAAAATGGCAACGCTCAACAATGACGAAACGAAGAAACCCGATCTTTATGCTGCTACAGGTACGCACGATCAACCAGGCGCGGAGCAACCAGCGCCAGCCGCGCGCCCTACGCTAACGCGGGCGCGGCTACGCGAAGAAATGGCAAAGCCGCGAACCGAACGCGTCTATATTGAACAATGGCAATGTGATGCTATCGTACGCGTTATGACGGGCGCGGAGCGCGACGCATACGAAGCGGAGATAACAGGCACGCGCGTACCTGGCAAGGGCCAAACGCGGGTACTTAACCTGGCGAACATTCGCGCGCGCCTGGTAGCGCGTTGCCTAATCGATGAAGACGGCGATCCGCTGTATAACTGGCGGTTGCCAGCTGATCTAGATGAACTAGGCAAAACCGACGCCGCGATCCTAGATAAAATATTTTCAACCGCTAGCCAGCTAAACGGCATTACCGAACGCGATATCGAAGAACTAGCAAAAAACCTGCCAGCCGAAGCGAACGGCGTTTCTGGTTCGAACTAGCGTTAGCTATCGGCGGCTGTACAGTTGCCGAACTACAGCAACGACTAGACGCGCGCGAATTTGCCGAATGGTTAGCATACTACAGGGTACAACCGTTCGGCAACGCGCGCGAAGATCAGCGCGCTGGTACCATCGCTTCGGCATTCGTCAATACGCATCTAAAACAGGGTAAAAAGCCGCTAACTTGGTTGACGTTCTTTCCCGCATACGGCGAAAAAGAAGAATTAGACTGGCAATCGCTACTAGCCAAAGTTGAAGCTATCAACGATGAATTAGGCGGCGATGATAAACGAACGGATCGCTAATGTCGGTTATAACAGAACTGTTAGTCGGTTTAGGCATAGATAGCGATAGCTATGAAAAAGGCATAGATAGCGCTGGCGCTAAAGCCGATAGCTTTATAGGTAATATAACTGGCAAGTTAGGCCCAGCGGTTGCGGGCGCGTTCGCTGTAGGCGGCGCGGCTGTAGCCGCTTTTGCTGTTGATAGCGTTAAGCAATTTTCATCGTTTCAAGCTTCGATGAATGAAGTATTTACGTTGTTACCTGGCATATCGCAAGACGCTATGAACGGTATGACGGATCAAGTTAAAGACTTTAGTAAAGAATTCGGCGTATTGCCCGATAAAGTTGTACCCGCGCTATATCAATCGCTATCGGCTGGCGTACCGCCAGATAATGTATTCGCGTTTCTTGAAGCGGCTAACAAAGCTTCTACAGCTGGCGTAACTGATCTATCGGTTGCGGTTGACGGTATTTCGTCGGTTGTTAACGCTTATGGTAGCGATGTGATTGACGCTACTAAAGCTAGCGATCTGATGTTTACCGCCGTCAAGCTGGGTAAAACGAACTTCGAACAGTTATCGTCAAGCCTATTTAATGTTACGCCTACAGCCGCCGCTGCTAATGTTAAGTTCGAAGAAATAACAGCGGCATTAGCGGCTATGACGTTGCAAGGCGTACCGACTTCGGTAGCAACTACCCAGCTTCGATCCGCGCTAGTTGAGCTATCAAAAGACGGTACGAAGGTTAGCGATCTATTTGAAAAATTAAGCGGGAAAAGCTTCAAAGAATTTGAAGCTGGCGGCGGTAATATGCAACAGGCGTTGCAATTGCTAGAAACGTACGCGAAGAAGTCAGGTTTAGGTATTAACGATCTATTCGGTAGCGTTGAAGCTGGCAACGCGGCGCTAGCGCTAACAGGGCGCGGTACCGACGCGTTTAGTACGGCGCTATCAGGTATGGCTAATAGCGCTGGCGCAACCGATACCGCGTTCGCTACAATGAACAGCGGTATTCAAGATGCGGTTGACGATATGCTAGCCGCGTTTGCTGTATTTCAACTAGACGTAGGGCAACAATTAGCGCCGCTAGCGCAACTAATAGCGGATACACTAGGCGCAGAGCTACCAAAGCTAGCTGATGCGTTTATGGCGATATTAACGCCAGCAACCGACTTTGTTAATATGCTAATGACGGCTGATGATCCGATCTTCGAAATAACGAACGCGATCTATAAGTTTTCGCCGTTACTAGGCGATCTTGTCGGTTACTTTCTGGTTGCAACTACAGAAGGCGATAAGTTTAATGACTTCTTCGCGAACTTGCCAGCGCCTATACAGGGCGCGATCCGTATCATCGAACAGATTAGCGCGCTAATTGGGGATAATTGGACGCCGATCCTAGCTGGCGTTGCTGGTGTGCTAGGCGTCGTTGTCGTTTCGGCTATCGCTGGGTTTATCGCGTCAATCGCTACCGTTGCCGCTCCGATCATAGCTGCTATTGCTATCGGCGCGGCAATGTACCAGGCGTATACTACTAACTTTCTAGGTATAGCAACCGTAGTTAATACGGTTATTAATGGCGTTAATAAAGTTATCACGGCTGTTATGTCAGTTGTATTATCGTTTTGGAAACAAAATGGCGATGATATAATGAAAACAGCCGATAGCGCGTTTAATCAGGTACTAAGTATTATCAGCGGCGTTATGAACATTATTAGTACCGTTGTCGGCGCGTTGTTAACTGGTATTGCGGCATTCTGGCTTAATCATAAGACGCTAATCATAGCAACGGCAACCGCGCTATGGAATACGGTTAGCGGCTTATTCAAAGCTGGGTTAGATATCATCGAAGGGCTAGTTAAGATAGTAACGGGCATAATTAACGGCGATTGGGAAACATTCGCCGCTGGTTGCGCGCAAGTAACGCAAGGGCTAATAGACGCCGTTGTAACTATCTTTACTGACGGCTGGGCATTAGTTAAAGGCGTATTCGATACCACTATAGCCGCTATCGATGCGCTACTAGGCGGCTTTGTATCGCGCGCGCTAGAATTAGGCGGTAACATTATACAGGGTGTAGTTGACGGCGTATCAAATGGCGCTAGCGCGCTAGCCGACGCTGTTACGCAAGCCGCTAGCGATGCGTTTGAAGCCGCGAAGGATTTTTTAGGTATCAGTTCGCCGTCAAAGCTATTCTATGATGATATCGGTATGATGGCTGTAGAAGGTATAGCTAACGCGTTTACCGACGGCGGTAATAGTATCGTAGATAACCTAACGGGTATGCTAGATGACGCATTAGACGCCGCGCAAAAAGCCGTAAAGAAGTTTAACGATATAGCTAGCTTCGGCATAAATACGGCGGCTGATAGCGTTGCTGGCGCATTCGGCGGCGGCTCAACAAAATTTAGTTTTCCTGGTTTTGCAAGCGGCGTTGATAACTTTGCTGGCGGTATGGCTATCGTAGGCGAAAATGGGCCTGAATTAGTGAACTTGCCGCGCGGATCGGACGTATACCCTAATAGCGCGCTTAACGCTACTACAAACGCGCCGAACCAGGGTGTAACCCAGCAATTTAACATCGAAGCGCATTATAAAACAATTCAAGACGAATTGACGCTACGCGATAGGATCAGGCTAGAAGGGTTGCTAAATGCGCCTAGCGCTGGCTAGCGTTGCCCGATGTGCAAATAGGCGATAACAATGCAAGTATATATTTTACGCAACGGCGTTACAACCTATCTAAGCGAAAGTACGCCGCTAGAAGTCGTACATATCGATAAGCTAGGCGCGTCGGCGGCTACGCGTATTACCGAACGTTCGCCAGGGCAAGACGGCGATAGCGATATCGATAATAGGTTAGAACCGCGTACGATACCGATGATAATACAGGCGCGCATTATACCAGGCTGGACGTATAAACAACTTCGCGCGTTGCTTAACGAACGCTTTCGCGCAACGAATATACCTATAGCGCTGGGTTTCATCTTTGACGATGGCTCAACATATCAGATCGATACGCAATCTGTAGGCGATCTAGACTTGCCGATCAGTCTAGAAAATACGCTAATAATTAAAGTACCTGTTATACTTCGCGCGGCTAACCCGACGTTTTATGATCCGCTAACAACTACCGTTAACTTTCAGTTGAGCGCCAGCGGCGGCGCGTTCTTTGTGCCTTCGTTTGTGCCTACGTTCTTCGGCGGTAGCACGCTAGATCAAACAATCGTGCTAACATATGACGGTACGTATCCTGACTTTCCATTACTAACCGTATATGGGCCTATAACGAACTTCAAGATTGTAAACGATAGTACAGGCGCGAAGCTTGATCTAACTGGCTATTCGATTGCTAGCGGCGATTACTATACGTTCGATCTTCGGTACGGGCGCAAGCTGGTATATAAGAACGGCGTAACTAGCGATAATCGCATTAACGAAGTTACTAGCGATAGCCAGCTAGCTACATTTAATATCGAAGCCGATCCGACTGTTAGCGGCGGCTTAAATCAATATCACGTAACAGGTACGGCGGCAACTGGTCTAACGAAGGCTGTATTACAGTATCATCGGCGCTTTGACGGTATATAGCCTAGCATAGCTGATAGGATCACGATAATGGCTGAAAGTTCGCGTTTTTGGGCAACTAACGCTACAGGCGATGGTATAGCTACAGGGTTTACGGTAACACACTGGCAAAACCTGTTACTAAAGCTATTCGAAGGCGGCGAAGAAGTTAACGGCGCTGTATTACGCGGCGTCGGTTCGGCGTTGCTACCGACTGGTACAGCAACGCCGATCACGGTACCGACTGGCGCGGCTATCGGCTATGGTTACTTCTACGAAAACGATGCTAATGTTACGCTTGCGGTAACTACACCAGTTGTCGGTACAACTGGCGGGCATATCGTACTAGAGACTAATTGGGCGGCGCAAACGGTACGCGTCAAGATGTATAAGAATACCGACGGCATTAATACGCCGCCAGCGCTAACCCAAACAGCGGGTACGCTATGGCAAACGCGATTATGTACGTTTACTATTACAACTGGCGGCGTTATCGCGATAACCGACGCGCGCGCTATGGCGCATTATTCAACCGAAGTTACTACAGCTATGCTTCAAGATGTGAGCATAACAACAGCAAAGCTAGTTAACCTGGCGGTAACAACGGCTAAAATTGCCGATAATGCGATCACTACTGCTAAACTACTTGACGCGAACGTAACAGCGGCAAAGTTAGCAGCTGGCGCGGCGCTGGCTAATCTAGGGTTTACACCCTGGTACAGCGCTAACGATGGCGCTGGTAGCGGTCTAGACGCCGATCTATTAGATGGGCAAAATAGCCCATACTATTTAGATTTATCGGTACATACGGGTACGGTATCAACCGCGCAAATAGCTAACGATGCTGTTGACGATACGAAATTAGGTTTACGCGCGCCGCAATTGCGTACACGTAAAGGCGGCGATCCGGCGGCGTGGACAACGCCAGGCGCAACCGATTATACAATCGGTACAGGCGTTAGAATTCAAGTCGGCGCATATAGCGCTGGCTGGGGCGCGGTTACGCCTGGTAGTAACATCGATATTACTATTAACTTTCCGCAAGGCTTTTCTAGCAACCCTGTTATGTTCTTTACCGGCTGGTATAGCGCTGGGCCTATTGTATATGCGCTCAACTTGTCACTAGAAAGCGCTGGTAGCTTTACCGTCAAGTTTAGCGTTGTTTCTGGTAGCGGTACGGGTACAATTCGCTTTGACTGGCTAGCAATTGGGCCTGATTAGCAACTAAAAAGCGAAACGTACGTATAATGCGTACGATCAACTTGATCGCACATCGAAAAGGGGTTTACAATGCAACGCTCAACTATTCGCAACTTGATCAGCCTTGCGGCGCTGTTAATGGCTGGTGTGCTAGCTAGCACGCGCGCGGGCGCGGCTGGCGCGCCGCAACCAGTTACGGTAACAGCGTCGGCGCTTCAACGTATCGCCAGCGATCCGACTAATCTAACCTTCGAACCAGTTACCCAGCCGCTAAAGCCTGGCGCGAAGTTCTTCTATCAGTTCGATATCACGCCGAAGAACGATCCGAATACGCCGATCACATTAACCGCTACGTTCGATACGCGGCTAGATGTGTTTACAGTCGGTACCGATGGTAGTTGTATCGGCTTATATGGCAATGTGCATACGCTAACTTGCCGCGATCAATTTATTGATACCTGGCAATCAGGGTACCCGCGTATGTCGTTGTTATGGGTATGGTTTACAGTATTGCCGTCAAGCGATAAGACGCCGATCATAATGACGGTAACAACGCCGAACAATACTAAAACGATTACATTAGCGTATGATGGTATCGTACGCCGCTTTTTGCCTGTAATCCGACGTTAATAGCACATAGGCGGCGTTAATGGCACCGATTAGCTATATACAGATTAAAGACGCTAGCGGCGTGCGTAAAGCCGTATTTACGGCTACAGGGCGCGACGGCGGGTATAATGGGTTTCTATACGTAACCTGGCGTAAACGCGTCAACGGTACTGATATAGCCGAAGTAGCTATTAACGCCGCTAATCCTGACGCTATCTATCTAGTTGATAAGTACCAGCTAGAAATATGGCGATCCGATCCGCAAATAGGGCTAGCCGACTATCTATCATTCGATGGCATTATACGCGATGATCAGCCGTATACCGATAGCGATAACCGTGATCGGCTGATCGTACGCGCGTATGGGCCTAACAGCCTGTTAGCGCGTCGGCGTATCGCGTACCCAGCGAACGAACCGAATTTTACACTATTTACAGCGCAACCAGCCGAAACGGTATTAAAGCGGCTAGTTAGGTATAATTGCGATCCTACATATGCGCTACTAGCTAATAAGCGTGATCGCGAACCGTATACGATGAACTTAACAACAGCGCCCGATCTTGCGCGCGGTAACGTAATTGATTGGGCGTGCGGTGGTAGAAATAATCTATTAGATGAACTTAATAAAATAGCTATGATAGCTGGCGGCGATTTTGCCGTAAAGAAGATCAGCGCTGGTAACTATCAATTCGAATTTTACCCTAATCAGCTGGGTACAGATCGTACTATCGGTACTAACCCTATCATCTTTTCTAAAGATCGCGGTAATATGAGCGAACCGAAGTTAGTACGTACGCGATCTAGCGAAAAAACTGTAGCAATCGTCGGCGGGCGCGGCGAAAGCGATACGCGCATTATACGCGTACGAACTGGCGCTAACTTCGGCGTTGCTAACGATATCGAAACATATGTTGACGGGCGCAACGCGACAACGAACGCGGCGCTAGATGACATAGGCGATCAGGCGTTAGCCGAAACTAAATTTAGAAACGTAATCGAATACGACGTAATACAGCAATCATTATGCTACGCTGAAAAAGATTATTTTTTAGGCGATAAAGTAACCGCTAAATATTCTGGCGTAACAACGACGCAACAAGTATACGAACTATCATTCGAATACAAAGATACTAAAGAAGTTAGCGCTACCGTTATGCGCGATCAGTAGGATCAACGATGGCAATTACATCTAACGAAGAACGAACCGCTAATCGGCTAATCGATCTTGAAAAGCGGTTCGATCAATTTATAAGCCAGGATAAACCAGGATCGCAATTATTTACGGCTACGTATGTACCATACGGCGGCGCTAATTCGGCGCTAACATCAGCGATTAATTTACGCTTTGTTAATGCAACTGGTACAGCCGCGCGAACTAGCGATACTGGCGCGGAGCTAATCATAGAAAGTAACGGTACTGGCGGCGTTCGTTATAGCGGCTTGCGGTTTCGATCTATCGATACTGGTGTTATCGTGCGATCATCAGGGCGCATACTTAGCTCATTTTTAGCGGGTTTCTTTCCCGATGCTAGTTTAATCTTTCAAACGGTTAGCGGCGCGGAAACGTTTCAAGATGTTATGACGATGCGCGGGTTAAG